ACAGTTTCGGGAACAACAACTACTGTTAACTCGACAACTCTGTCTGTAACCGACCCTCTCGTATTTGTTGGTAACGACAATAACGCAACTGACGCAGTTGACATCGGTCTGTTCGGTATGTATGATACCAGCGGTTCGCTAGACCTTTACTCAGGTATCTTCCGCGATGCTTCGGACGGTAAGTGGAGACTCTTCAAGGGACTACAATCAGCGCCAACAACAACTGTTAACACAGGTGGAACAGGTTACTCGGTTGCTACTCTTGTCGCTAACCTCGAAGGTGGAACTGTTTCGGGTCTTTCATCTGCAATTGCAGTTGGCGACGGTGGTACTGGTGCATCAACTCTGACTGCTAACGGTGTTCTGTTCGGCGGTGGAACCTCGGCGATCTCTGCTACTGCAGTTGGTACTGCGGGTCAGGTTCTAAAATCTGGTGGTTCAGGAGTTGCTCCTTCGTTCGGCAACATCGACGGTGGAACATACTAATATATATTAGGGAGGGGATATTCCCCTCCCACACATTGGAGATAGATAATGGATCAAACTAAGTTCGTAAATTCTTATATTAATAATTTGGCAGAACGACTTAAAGCATTGACACTAGATAATGTTATGCTGAATACACAACTTACAATGGCAAACGAAACCATCAAGGAATTACAACAGAAGGTTCAAATTTTAGAACACGAAGCACAACAACCAAAACCAAGTGGAAACTATGTTGGGTTAGATGGCAATCTATCTTTTGAAACTGCAGATGATTATTCCTCACCGGAAGAATAAAGGCGTCTAATGAATGTCAACAGTAGTTCAAATAAAAAGAAGCGAAACGACTGGAGCAGAACCGACATCAGGTGATCTTCAAGTCGGAGAACTTGCAGTAAATCTTGTTGATAAGAAATTATTTTCTAAGGCGACAGATGGTACTGTTGTTAGTATCGGCGGCGTCGCAGTAGATGGTGGAACTGGAGAAACTTCAGTTACTACCATTTCATTTGCGGATACTGCCTTTAGTGATTTTGATGTTGATACTACTACCACTCCAGGCACTGCTATCGTTAGATTAAATCAATTGACAGATTTAGATTATGGATTGATTACAGATGCAGTCGCTGCGTATAATTCAGTGGATTATGGGAGCATCTGATGGCGGCAAGAGTTAAACTTAGAAGAGGAACCAGCACTCAACACCAAGCATTTACTGGTGCAGAGGCAGAAATAACAGTTGATACTACAAATTGGTCTCTAAGGGTCCATGATGGTTCTACTGCTGGTGGTCACGAACTTCTAAAAACATCTTTGGACAATATTGAAGACGGTGCCATTCTAGATGGTGGAACATACACCTAAATAGATGGACTAGGAGATACACATGGCAACGATTTTACAACTTAGAAGAGGAACTACTGTCCAGCACTCGGCATTTACGGGTGCTGTTGGTGAAGTTACTGTTGATACAACAAAAGATACAATTGTAGTACATGATGGCACTACTGCTGGTGGTTTTGCTTTGGCAAAAGAATCTGCGTTATCGAGTTTTATTGATTTAACTGATATTTCAGTAACTGATTCTGGCGGCGACGGATCTCTATCATATAATTCTTCTACTGGTGTTCTGACTTATACTGGACCGTCGGCATCCGAGGTTCGTGCGCATATTAGTGCTGGAACAGGTATCAATATTACATCTGGGCAGATCGCAGTTGACACAACAACAATTGCTACTCAGTCTTATGTTACAACTGCAATCAATAATGTTTTAGATGGCGCACCTGCTGCACTAGATACTCTGAACGAACTTGCCGCAGCGATTAATGATGATGCTAGTTATGCGTCAACAATCACAACTGCTCTTGGTCTTAAATTGGATGCATCATCTTATACTGCATCGGATGTTTTAACTAAGTTGAAAACAGTTGATGGTGCTGGATCTGGATTAGACGCTGATCTCCTGGACGGTAACTCTAGTGCGTACTTTAGAATCAATATTTACAATGCTGCAGGGACGCTATTAAACTAATGTCAACAGTTGTTCAAATAAAACGTAGTGAAACATCTGGTTCTATTCCTACTGCCAGTGATATTGCAGTCGGAGAACTTGCAGTAAATCTAGCAGATGGTGCATTATACTCTAAAAAAACTGATGGAAGTATTATTGAAGTCGGAGGTTATAATCCAGAATTCTTTACTGTTCCCGAAACAATCGATCTAGGCGATATTGCTGGCGTAAATCCTTCTGTTTACGACATGGGTTCATTATAAATAGTCCTAAAGAGGACACGATATGGCAATTACATCAAGACAAGGACTAATCGATTACTGTCTCCGCAGACTCGGATTTCCAGTAATCGAAATCAACGTAGATGATGATCAAATAGAAGATCGCATCGACGATGCATTGCAGTATTTCCAAGAGTTCCACTTTGATGGTGTTGAGAGAGTTTATCTCCATTATCAAGTAACTGGCGCTTCTCTCAAATTTTCTGGTTTATCTGCACCCTCATACACAATTCAAGAGACTCTGGTCGGCGCCACTTCTGGTGCGACGTGTAAGGTATTGTCGATCGACGGCACGAGTATGAATATCGGCAATCTCAGAGGAACATTTGTTTCGGGTGAAGTTCTAACTGGAGAGACTTCTGGTTTTAGTAGAGCATTAGCAACAACAACTAATTTCTATACTGCAGGTGATATTCAAAAGGGTTATATCCCAATTCCGGATGCAGTAACTGGTGTTATTAGAGTTCTACCCGTAAATGGTCCAAGTTCTGGTCTCAATAATCGCAACAATATGTTCGATCTTATCTATCAGTTCCGCTTAAATGATATGTATAATCTGCTTGGCGCAGATATGATCTACTACACGCAGGTTCAACAGCATCTATCTCTACTAGATATGTTGTTAGTTGGTAACAGATCGATCCGCTATAATCGTAAAATGGATAAGATGTATATCGATGTTAACTGGGAAGAAGTTTTCGATCCAGGCGATTATATCATTATCGAATGTTACCGTGTTCTCAATCCGAATGAATATACACAAGTCTACAATGACATGTTCTTGAAGCAATATGCAACTGCACTGATCAAACGTCAGTGGGGAGAGAACATGAAGAAGTTTGGTGGAATCCAACTTCCAGGTGGTGTTATTCTCAATGGTGGTGAGATCTATGGCGAAGCAGTAGAAGAAATTAAGCAGATCGAAGAAGAGATGCAATTAAAGACGGAACTTCCTGTCGATTTCATGGTAGGATAAAGTATGCCTACCAACTTCTACTTTCAATCCGGAAATACTTCAGGAACCACAAACGAACAGCGTTTGGTGGAAGATCTTGTTATTGAAAGTTTGAAGATTTATGGTCACGATGTTTACTATCTTCCTAGAACTATTGCAAACAAAGATGCAATTCTAGGAGAAGATCCGCTATCTTACTTCAGTCAGTTCTATCCTCTAGAGATGTATCTTGAGAACGCAGAAGGATTTGAGGGCGACGGAGATCTATTTACTAAGTTTGGTTTTGAGTTTAGAGCACAAGCAACTTTTGTTGTATCTAAAAGAAGATGGGAAGAATCTGTTGCAAATAATGCAAATAATCTGCAACTAGAAACTCGACCAGCAGAAGGCGACCTATTATATTTTTCAAAAACAAAAACTTTCTTTGAGATTAAGTATGTGGATTTTCTCAATCCATTTTACCAACTCGGAAAGATTTATGTTTACAAATTAAAATGTGAAGTCTTCGAATATAGTTCGGAAATGTTTGATACTGGCAATCCTGAAATTGATGCCATTGAAGATAACAATTCGCAAGATATGTTTAAGTATCAACTATTGATGCAGGATGGATCTAATCTTCTCGCTGAGTCGGGCGATAATATTATCTTGACTTCATATAATACAACTGAGATTGATCCTCTCGCTGACAACGAAACGTATGATAATATTGCAATTGCTGATGGTATTATAGACTTTACTTCTATCAATCCATTCGGTGAAGTTATTAAGAGGTAAGTATGTTCTTAGGTAAATTCTTCTATCACCAGCATATTCGCAAGGCAATCATTGCATTCGGAACAATCTTTAATAACATCACTCTGCACAGAAAAAATAGTTCTGGTGAAATTGTTCAGAATGTGAGAGTTCCTCTAGCATATTCAACCAAGCAAAAGTTCTTGGCAAGAATTGCCGCTGTTCCAACAATAGATCCAGCATCTGTTGCGATCACATTGCCAAGAATGGGATTTGAGATTACTGGATTGAATTATAATCCATCTAGAAAAATCAACCTGTTAACAAAGAACGTAGCAGTTGGGCAAGGTGACGATCCAAATAAGTTGCGCGCACAATTCACAAGCACACCATATGACATGAATATTTCTTTGTTCATTTTTGCAAAGAATCAAGATGATGGATTGCAAATTATTGAACAGATTCTTCCATTTTTCAATCCGGATTTCTGCGTAACTATTAATGATGTTCCAGAAATGGGAATTAAAAGAGATTTACAAATAACACTAAATGGTATTGATTATGAAGATCAGTACGAGGGAGATTTTTCCCAAAGGCAGTCTGTTATTTGGACTCTGAATTTCACACTTGGTCTTAATTTTTATGGACCAGTGGAAACACAGGGAATTATTAGAACTGCTATTGCTAACACCTATGCTAATACTGAAGCAGATATTACTAATGGTCAAAAATATACTGTTACTACCGACCCAAGCGATGTGACTCCTGAGGTTGGAGCATGGAATTATGTGGAGACATTTGATGAGTTCTTCGAATAACTACGAAAAACTAGATGCACTGTTCGGAACTGAACCCGAACAATCAACCGAGATTGTAGTTCCTGCTGCGACGCAGGTTGCTGTCGTTCCTGAGATAGTATCAACTGGCGATGATATCGAAGACGATTATCAAGTTGCCAGAAAAAAACTGAACGCTCTTATTGACAAGAGTCAACAAGCACTTGATGGAATGCTGAACGTAGCACTCGCAAGTGACAGTCCTCGGGCGTATGAAGTCGTTGGTCAGTTGATCAAAACAACAGGCGACGCTGCACAAGATCTTCTAAAACTGCAACAAGCAAAGAAAAAACTACGCGAAGAAGATTCTAAGAAATCTCAGCAAATTGATACGCAGAATAATATTATCTTCTCGGGTAGTACTTCTGATCTACTCAAGGCATTGAAAGCAGAGAAAGCAAAGATTATTGATCATGAGTGAGGAATCCTCGTATCACGGTAATATTAATTTAAAACCGATTGGATACAAACATAATTTTGAACAATGGCAATTAGAAGAACTCGCTAAGTGCGAGGATGATCCAATTTATTTCATTGAAAATTATTGCTTAATCGTTTCCCTCGATCTTGGTTTGATTCCGTTCAAACTATATGAGTGCCAGAAGCGCAAGGTGCACCATATCCTAGACAATCGTAAAGCGATTCTGATGGAAGGTCGTCAGCAGGGTAAGACTATTACATCTGCTGCTTGTATTTTATGGTATACATTGTTCCAAGATGCAAAAACAGTTGCTATCCTTGCGAACAAAACTTCTGCTGCTCGCGAAGTCATGAATCGTTATCAGGGTATGTTTGAGAACTTGCCTTTATGGATGCAGCAAGGTGTTAAGACTTGGAACAAGGGTGACGTAGAACTAGAGAACGGTTCAAAGGTATTCACTGCTGCTACGACTGCTTCAGGTATTCGTGGTAAGTCTGTTAACTGGTTGTATATCGACGAAGCAGCGATTATTCCAAATACGGTTGCTGAACAGTTCTTCGCTTCAGTTTATCCTACAATTTCTGCTGGTCAGACCACCAAGATTCTATTGACATCAACGCCTCTGGGATATAACCACTTCTGGAAATTCTGGAACGAAGCGGAAAAGGGTGTTAATGGATTTGAACCCATGTTCATTCCATACACTGAAATTCCTGGTCGTGATGAAGCATGGGCAGAAGAACAACTCAAGATGCTCGGCGAGTTGAAATTCAATCAGGAAGTTATGTGTAACTTCCTTGGTTCGAGTAACACACTTATTAATGCTAAGACTCTAGGTATGATGAGTTCTATTGATCCGATCTATACTAAAGATGGGTTGGATATCTATGAAGAACCAATGCCAGACAGAACTTATGCTATGACAGTGGACACTGCAAGAGGAATTGGCGGAGATTACTCCACCTTTGCTACTATTGACGTCACAACTGTTCCATACAAATTGGTTGCCAAGTATCGCGACAATAAGATTGCTCCAATGCTCTTTCCAAACATTATAAATAAAGTAGGGAAAGACTATAACTCTGCCCATGTGTTGATTGAAGTTAATGATATTGGACAGCAAGTCGCTGATATTTTACACGGCGAACTAGAGTATGATAATATCTTAACAACTGCTAAGGATTCAAATAAACAATATTTGTCTCCTGGATTTGGTAAGTCGACACAGTTCGGTGTTAAGATGTCTAAGCAAGTAAAGAGGCAAGGGTGTTTTACCTTTAAGTCTTTACTCGAAGAAGGTAAACTACATATTTTTGATGCTGATACTATCAGCGAACTTTCTACATTTATTGAAAAGGCAGGAACTTACCAAGCAGACGAAGGTTACCATGACGACTTAGCAATGTGCTTGGTGTTGTTTGGTTGGTTAACTACTAATACATACTTCAAGGATCTAACAGACATAGATATCCGAGAAAAATTATATGATACCCAAATGCGACAAATCGAAGAAGAACTAACTCCCTTTGGAATTATTTCTGATGGAAGCGAAGAAGAAAGTTTTGTCGCTGGGGGTGATTACTGGAAGGTGATGGATACAAAAACATCGTTCTTCTAATGTTAAAATTAGGCAATTTATAAATAAAATGATAAAATGAAAACCTTTATCATTTTAACACAAGGAGAAAATTATGGCTTTTCAGTTATCGCCTGGAGTCCTAGTTACTGAGAGAGACATCACTAATGTAATTCCTGCCGTTTCATCTTCGGTTGGTGCATTTGCTGGTTATTTCCCATGGGGACCTGCACAGGAAATCGTTACTGTTGCATCGGAAAACGAACTAGTAAAACTATTTGGCAAACCAACATCAGAGAACGCAACTACATTCTTCTCTGCTGCTAACTTCCTAGCATACGGCAATGCACTTCGCCTTGTTCGTACTGTTGGTAGTGCTGCGAGAAATGCGGTTGGCGCTGGTTCCGCAATCTTGGTCAGAAATGCAGATGAGTATGAAACTGCAGTTGCTGACGTCGAGTCGTCATTTATTGCTAAGTATCCTGGGGAACTAGGAAACTCGCTTACTGTTTCTATCTGCGACTCAACAGGATGGGCATCTTGGAATGCTGCATATAAAGCAAATTTTGCTGCAGCGCCAGGAACTTCAGACTATGCTGATGCCAAGGGTGCATCACTCGACGAAGTCCACATTGTTGTAGTTGATGCTGATGGTGCATTCTCAGGAACTGCTGGTGCAATTCTTGAAGCATATGCAAACCTCTCAGTTGCTGCAGACGCAAAAGGCAGTGATAATGGTTCGAACTATTATCCAACTGTAATTAATAATCAATCCAAGTATATCTGGTGGGGCGGAAACCATCCAACCAATGCTGACGAAGACATTGCATGGGGGTCTAATGCTACTCCTGGTGTGTTCAATAACATGGACGGATCGCACAGTGAAACACTTGATGATGGCGTGGATGATTTACCAGACAACGGAGAAATCAATGCTGGTTATGCTCTGTTTATCAATCCAGAAGTATCTGATATTTCATTGGTAATCACTGGTGCGCACTCGTCAGTAGTACAGCAATATGCAATCGATATGGTTTCTGATTCTACAACAGGAAGAAAAGACTGTATCGTATTCGTATCACCTGATCTTGCATCAGTAAGAGCAGCAGATCCTCTTGCTGCAGTACAAGAATACTTTAGTGACCTTGCACGCAACACCTCGTATGCTGTTGCAGATTCAGGTTGGAAACGTCAATACGACCGTTACAATGACACATATGTCAATGTTCCTCTGAACCCTGATATTGCTGGTCTTTGTGCTCGTACTGACAGAACAAATGATCCATGGTGGTCACCTGCTGGTTTAAACCGTGGCGCTATCAAGAATGTTGTTAAACTTGTCTGGACTCCAAACCAAGCAGAACGCGACGATCTGTATAAGATTGGCGTAAACTCAGTAACTAATGTTGCTGGTGCTGGTATTGTTCTCTATGGCGATAAGACACTTCTTCTGAAACCATCGGCGTTTGATCGCATCAATGTTCGTCGTCTTTTCATTACTCTTGAAAAAGCAATCGCAACTGCTGCTAAGTATCAACTGTTCGAATTCAACGATGTATTCACTCGTTCGCAGTTCCGTTCTATCGTAGAACCGTTCCTGCGTGACGTTCGTGGTCGTCGTGGTATTTACGACTTCCGTGTCGTTTGCGACGAAACAAACAACACTGGTGACGTAATTGACCGCAACGAATTCGTTGCTGATATTTACATCAAACCAGCAAAGTCAATCAACTTCATCCAATTGAACTTCATTGCTACAAGAACTTCGATTTCGTTTGAAGAAGTTGGCGCATAATAACCCAATAAATAGAGAAAGAAATTAGGAGAATCTAATATGGATATTTCAAAATTTAAGGGGTTACTTGGTGCTGGTGGTGCTAGACCAAACCAATTCCGTGTATTTCTGAACTTCCCTGGGTATGTAAATACACCAAATCCAGAATACTCGCTGCTGGTTACTGGCGCTGCACTTCCTGCATCAAATGTTAACCCAACTTTACTTCAATACCGTGGACGTGAAGTAAAACTTGCTGGCGAGCGTATCTTTGATCCGTGGACAGTTACTATTGTCAACGACACAGAGTTCTCCCTCCGCACTCCAATCGAGCAGTGGATGGATGGCATGAATAATCTTGTTGATAATACAGGTGTTCTTGCTCCTCGTGACTATCAAGTTGACCTTGTTGTTGAGCATCTTGATCGTAATGATGAAGTTCTTCAAACATACACTCTGAATTCTGCATTCCCGATTAACATGTCGGAAATTACACTTCAGTATGGTCAGAATGATGTTATCGAGGAATTTACTGTTACGTTCCAGTATCAGCATTACACTGTACGTTAATTGAAAAAGTAAAATTGAATTATGGAAATTTTTGGTTATAAAATTGAAAAGTCTAGGGTGCCACCGACCGAGAGGTCGTTTGTGGCACCCACAGACGATGGCGGTGCTGAGGCCATAAAGGCAGGTGGTTATTTTGGCACCTACCTTGACCTAGAAGGCACCGCCACAAACGAAGCAGAACTGATCAGAAAGTATCGCGACATCGCTACTATGGCAGATGTCGACACTGCGATTGATGATATTATTAATGATTCAATTTCAAATCTTGATGACGAAAAACCTGTTGCAATAAACCTCGATGAAACTAGTCTTTCGAAATCTATTAAGAAAAATATCGAAGACGAGTTTGAAAATATTCTCTCGATTCTAGATTTTAATATTAGAGCACAAGATTATTTTCGTCGCTGGTATATCGACGGTCGTTTATATTTCCACAAGGTAATCGATACAGCAAAACCAAAACAAGGTATTACTGATATTCGCTTCATTGATCCAAGAAAGATCAAGAAAGTTCGCGAAGTTACCAAGGAAAAAAATGACAAGAGTGGCGTAGAGTTTGTTACGAAAGTTGACGAATATTTTATCTTCAATGAGAAGGGTATTGTTCCAAACAAAACTCCAAACAATTACTCTGCTACCAGTTCTGGTACATCAATGAAAATTACTAAGGATGCAATTTGCTATGTTCCTTCTGGTCTAGTTGATCAAGATAAGAGCATTGCTTTATCGTATCTGCACAAAGCAATCCGTCCAGCAAATCAGTTGCGTATGATGGAAAATGCTGCAGTAATCTACAGAATTTCAAGAGCACCTGAACGTCGCGTATTCTACGTTGACGTTGGTAATCTCCCAAAGATCAAAGCGGAACAATACCTTGCTGGTATTATGAATCAGTATAGAAATAAACTGGTTTATGATGGCAACACTGGTGAAATCCGCGACGATAAAAAGTTTATGTCAATGCTTGAAGATTTCTGGTTGCCTCGGCGCGAAGGTGGTAGAGGAACTCAGATTGAAACACTTCCTGGTGGTGCGAATCTTGGAGAAATCGAAGATATTGATTACTTCCAGCGCAAACTATATCAGGCATTGAACGTTCCAATTTCTAGAATGCAACAGCAGTCTGGTTTAAACTTTGGGCGTGCTGCTGAAATCAACCGCGACGAGTGGAAGTTTACAAAGTTTATTTCTAAACTACGTCGCAGATTCTCTGCATTGTTTGATGACCTTTTGAAAACACAATTAATTTTAAAGGGTATCATTACCGAAGCAGATTGGAATGATATTAAACATGATATTCAGTATAAGTATGCAACCGATGCATTCTATACAGAATCAAAAGAACAGCAAATTCTTCAATCAAGAATTGAGATTCTTAATGGTATGGCAACATATATTGGAAATCTCTATAGTAAAGAATATGTTCAGAAGCATATTCTTAAACTAACTGACGAAGAAATTGCGGAGATCGAACTGCAAAATACGGCGGATCCTGTTGATTTAGAACCAGCGATGGAACCGCCACCAAGTGAAGGGCAAAATAATGGACAATAATGAACTCGTTCTTTCATTAATAAATAACATTGAAGACGGAAATATGAGCGACGCTGAACATGATTACGATCTTGCATTATCTGCAAAGGTCGGAGATGTTTTGGCAGCTCGTCGTCAGGAAATGACAAATCGTATTTTTAACGGGGAAGTAGAGCAAGATGAGTCAGAAGAAGTTTAAAGATTTTCTCTCGCAACTCGACGAGAAGATTAATATCGCCAACACAAAAATGGGCGATGTTATCAAGGATTTCCAGGATTCTGATGCTCCCCAGTTTAAGGGCAAGAGCGCAGAGAAGCGTCGTCAGATGGCAATCGCTGCCAAGTTGGAAGCAGATCGTGGTGTCAAGGAAGAAGTCGAAGAACTGGAAGAACTCTCAACTGACACGTTAAAGAGTTATAGAACTAAGGCTCGCGCAGATGCTTATGATGCAGATGACGTCGATGACAATCGTCGTTTTCGTAAGCGTGCTGCTGGATCAAACACCGCTGGCAAGAAACTTGTTAAGCGTGGTGAAAGTCTGAAGACTGAAGACGTTGAACAGACCGACGAAGAACTAAAGGGCAATCAACATAAGATTGATGCCAATAAGAATGGTAAAATTGATGGACACGATTTCAAAGTTTTGCGTAATGCAAAGAAAGCAAGATACCAGTAAGGATTAA